AAATCAGGTATTTGTTCCCAACCTAGATGTGCTTCTTGTCCTACAATATTACAAGAAAAATCTGTAACATCTGATGGTGGTTCTACTGCACCAATAATTTTTCTCTGTGCAGATACATAACTAGAAGATACACCTAATGTATTTACAGCTTTTACTCTTACATCATAAGTTTCTTGGTCAATTACGTTAAGAACTCTATGGTTTAGTCCTGACCCTTGTGCATAAATTATAAAATCTGAATCTGTACTTAGTTTGTATTCTACTTGGTAAAAATCTATAAAACTATCAAGAGAAGCACCTATAGCTACATCTAAAGCTACGATTACAGTTCCATCATTATATTCAATCAATGTATCTGATAATGTAACACTTGCTGGTGGTTGGATAGTAAATGGATTAGGTAAATTAGTTGATGGTGTACTAGCAACTTGAGTTTTAGTAGCCCATGTATAATGTGATGCTTGATATTCTACTAATGCTAAACCTATTGTAAAATCTTCATTAAATGTAATTCCTAAAACTCTAAATGCTTTTGCAGAAAAACCTAATGAACTATGTGTAATATTTACTATATCTCCAATAGCTAAATCATAAGCATCAAAGCTAACAGTTAATCCTAATGTTAATGCTTCTCTTGATCTTCTTAAAATAATCTCTGCCATTTCTTCAGCTTGATATGGAGATGTGATTGTCTTGAATGTAAATCTACCCTCAAGTAAAAATCCACCATCAGCAGTTTTCATAGTTGCGTGTTGATCTGCACTTGGCAAACTACTATCATCTATTGGTGGAAATTGAACTTCATCTACTTGGAAGTTTCTATCAGGATTTACAAAACCAACTATAACTCTATTGTATCTTTCATTCTTAGTTGGAATAGATAAATTATATCCACCAATAATATTATCTTCTGTTAATGTGATTGCGGCACTTCCTGTTGTTTCAATAACTAATTTATACTTACCCTCTGTGTATGGAAGATAACCTCTACAACCTTTTAATATTTCTCTAACATTATCAATAATTTTTTGTGATGTATCTAATGCAGTATTTGTATCAAAAATATTTATATCACTTGCACCTGAGTATGGTGTTACTTGTGTTTCACAAACTACTGACGCATCATAAAAAGATTGTAAATCTATTTCACTAGCTGCAATACCTTTACCATATCTTTCATTTGTTAAGTAATCTAATAAACACCATGCTGGATTAGTTTTGAAAGCCGCAGTTTGAGCCGCAAGACTTGAATTATAAAATACAACTTTTTTACCTTTTATTTTTGCTTGTACTTTTGGTATTCCTGTAAATGCGTCTGAGTTCCATTTAAATCTTAATGCTAAATAACATAATCCTCTTAGTCTATGATTGCTTCCCCAAGATGATAATGTAGATAATAAACTAGATGCGGATTGACCATCTGTACCAAAATGTGGTTCTAGTCTAATCAAACTTTCTGCACTTGAGCCATCTACTGTTGGGTCAGCTTTGAAAAAATTACTATCTCCGCTTCCAACTTCTACTGCTGTGCCATCTGAAAATGCAGATGCAAATGTAACTACTTTGTCATCAACTCTTATTTCTTCAATAGAATTTATTTCTCCCTCTGATAAAACTATGGCCATATATAGATATGTATTATCTGTGCCTGATGTTTCCATAAACACTCTCGTTCCACCAATTAGTCTTTCTCCATAAACCACAGGAATATTTGCGTCATTAGATTGTTTATTTAATAATATACCTCGTTCAAAATCATCAAATTCATTAGTTCCAAAATCTTCTATCTCAGGAACTTTTGGTCTTAAAATCCATGATAAAAATAATGATACTCCTAAAGATAAAAGAGGATTTAATCCTAAAAGTTTAGTGATAGGTTTTGTTACAATTCCTAATGCTTTACTAATAATACCCATTACTCTCTACCCCATTTAATATCTTGCACTGTTTGAGATGCAAAATCCATACCTACATCTCCACTAAAAAATCTTTGTTGAGAAGTGTTATTTGTTTTACGACCATTTTTTTTTTCAAAATCTGCCCAATGTGAAACGATAGATAAATTAACAGAACTTGCTGTATCTGTTTCTTGTATTGTAAAACTTTCTATTTTTCCTTTGTAAAGCATCATTGGGTCAGCTATCAAAGCATTAGAATCATCTAAAAAACCTCTAAATATTGTTACACTATCATTGACTACATTTTCATTTAAAACTGTAGATATAAATGTTTGATCTGCACCAGATAATGTGAGTGATATACTTGATTTTGTAACATCTGTTTCTTCACTATGATTAGATATACCTAATATAAAATCACTTGAAGAATAAGTAACTGATGAGCCTGATACTGATGATGTAAGTGGAAAAGAGCAATCTGTTATATTAACAGGAGTGCTGAACCCAATAGTGATAAGATGAACAGGCCGAATATCATTTGTTGCTAGTTCGTTCTTTACTGCTGTTGTCAGGCTTCTCGTCATATAATTCGTAGTTTGTTTGGGTTACACTTTCTGTACCTTTTAACATAGTATAATTAAATTTGCTATTAGGTTTCTTATATTCTTTTAAATCGTTGATTGATGTATCTATCTCATCTTCATTAACAATTACTTCAGCAATAAAATCAGCAGTAATTTTGTGTGTAATTTTATATTTTTTCACTATAGAGATTCTTCTACATCAAATTCAAATTGATACAATAATGCACCATCTTTAGCTGTACCTACAGCACCAAACTCTTGAATATCATTTGTTAAATGTACTGTAAAAGCAATATCATCATATGTTACTGCTGAATCATCTGCAAGTGCTGTTGTTAAAGGTGGTTCAATAGTAAGTGTTGATGCGTTACTTGATGCCTGAACATTTGCTACAATCATATATACTTTGTCATGTGATGCAAATTTTACAAAATCTCCTGACTTAAATGCGTTAGGATTATTGTTTTGGTGTCCATCAACTGCAATCGTTGTATCTCCAACTGCGTGAACTCCATTTACTAAAATTGTACCAGATTCATTACCTTTTGCATTTTTTATTTCTGGTGGAGATATTGTAAAGTTTTCTTTGCCTGATCTTTGTTTAATAATAAAAGCCATTAACTCTCCATATACATCTGATCTAGTTCCTGTAACAATACGAACTGTAAAACCAAATCTTTGACCATCTATTTGTCTAGCAAGTTTTTTACCAGATTGCGATTTAGATATAATTGTATTTTGGATAGACTTTATTCCTAAAGTTTCAAATTTAGCATTAGATATTGGAAAAGCACCTGACATTAGATTAAGTTTTTACTCCCTCTTTCATTAACTGCTGAATTAATTATTGCTGTTATAGTTCCTCTGTTTCTAACTAATAGTTCATCAAAACCAGAAGCATCTAAAGTGTTTATATTAAAATTAACTGTAGTTTGTCCACCATTTGTTCCTCTAGCGGCTTGTGTTATTTGGCCTGTTTGATTTGGTACAAATAGTTCAGCACCTTGTTCTCCAACAACAATCGGCTGACCTTTAGATACTGCACCACCTTTAGCAAAACCTAAAAAACTTGTAACTGTACTAAAAAAACTACCACCACCACTAACACCACTTAAAGCCGCTTGTTTTTTCTTTTCATTAGTAATCATTTTTTCTATTGCAAGTTCTACACCTTTTCTTGCAATGACTTCTATTAATTGACTAATAATATTTGCTAAAAAGTTTTGAGCCATATTTCTAAATGTATCAGATAATTTTTCTCCAAAAACAACTGCTCTTGCAATACCTTGAGACATAGATGTAATTCCTTTACCAACTATTTCTTCTGCTAAAATATTTTTTATATTTTTCATTTTATCTTCAATAGCTTTCATTGGTTGAGAATTAAGTTCTTTAAATTTATTTAAACTTTTTTCTGTAGCACTAGGAATAACAATAGACATATCATGTGCTATGTCATGTATTGGTTGTTGTGTTTTTAAAAATTCTTCGTGGAGTTCTGCTTCTTTTAATTTAACTTTTTCTATTAACATAGCAGTTTCGTTAATTAATCTATTTCTTTCTGCTATTTGTTCATTACCAGATAGTTCATGTTCAAAAGGAAGTAACTTAACATTTACACCTTTGTCTCCAAATTTTTTTCCAAAATCTTCTGCTTTTTTTATAGCCGCTAAAATAACTGCTAAACCAACAAAACCTTTTTTACCTAAAAGAACTGCACCTATAACACCTATTTGTTGTATAACTTCTGGTAAAGCAAAAAATGTATCTTTAATTCCTTTTAAAAAATCAAAAACTTCTTTAAAAAATGGAATTAATTTTTTACCTATATCAACTACACCTACTAATGCTTTAGCAAGATTTTTACCAAGTGCAGTAGCTATCTTTTCTATTTCTTTTGCATTGTTTTCTAAAAAAACATCTAATTGACCAAATTGATTTTTAAGTTCTTCAAAGAAACCAGCTTCTAATAATACTTTTTTAAAATTAAATATTTTATCGCCAATCATTGAGAGAGTACCCTCAAATGTTCTTGCTAATTCGTCAGTTGATCTTCCAAATCTACCACCCTCTCCAAACACTCTTTCAAACGCTTTAACTGTTTCTTCAATAGAAACTGTTGCACCAGCTTGGAATCCAAGCATATTTCTTACACCTTTTTCTCTAAATAAATCTGCCGCACCAATACCAGCACTAAATGATCTTTGTATTTGTTCTGCCGCAGTTCTAAAATCTAATCCTGTTGTTGCCGCTACATTTCCTGTAATCTTTAACATTTTGTTAAGATCATCAGCGTTATCTGTAACTGTTGCAAGAATACCAGCACCAGATTGAATTTCCTCTAATGAAAAAGGAACTTTAGCCGCAAACTTAGTCATATTCTCAAAGGCTTTAGCACCCTCGTTTGTATCTTTAAGTAAGAATTTTAATCTTACTCTTAAATTTTCTAAATTTTTTCCTGTATTGACTAAATTTCTAACAACAAGTCCAGCACCTAAACCAATAAAAGCATTTTGCAAATTAAATACAGATTGTCTTAATCTTCCTAGTGTTTTTTGAACTGCACCCAAAGCCTGTTTTGACTTATCTCGTGCTATTATATCTATCTGTAATTTTTGGTTGGCCATTATATTTTAAACTTTCTTGCTTCAGCTAGTTGTTGTTTGGTTTTATACTGATCTGACTCTTTTTTCAAGTAGGCTAACCAAAGATTATAATGGCTAACAGGCATATCAAGAACTTGTTGGATAGTAAGATGTAGTCTTTCTGCTATCACTAAAAGCGACCTAATCTCAGGGTCGCTATCTACTTTTTTTCGGCTTCCTCGTAATTAGTATCTAAAAGTATTTTATTTGCGATAATAGATATAACATTTGAATCTGCTTTTTTTCGTAAAGCAAATTTATCTTCAGGGCTAAATGCTTTGACCATTTCTCCTTTGTCATTTTTGACTTGGAGTTTCATTATAAGCAAATCAACAAGAATAGTTAAATCTTGAAAGTTGTTAGACTTTTTGAAAATTATATTTTTTTCTTCAAGGGTTAATGGCTCAGAATAAAAGACACTAGGATTCCCATTCTCGTCTTTCCACTCCTCAACTTCAATAGTGATAGTTTTAAGAGTTTCAAAATGAGATTTAACTCTATCAATAACTGACATAAATTAGGTTTATACAGTACCTATAGTTAAAGCACCTGTTCCTTGAAAAGTTACAGTTCTTGAAACAATTGAATCCATAGCATTATTAACTGACATACCTGTGACAATTCCTGAACCTGTAAAACTTCTGTCTCCACTTGCATCACCCTCAGGTAATAAAATGAAAGCTATTGAAGCACCAGCAACTAAACTTGTTTGTGGTGTATCTGTTTCGTCAAAGTGCATTTCTAAAGTACCAGAGAATGATGTTCTTCCAGCAACAAATGATTTAGTTGCATCTGAAAGCTGAGTATCCTCTACTACATCTCCTGTTGTTTCAAGTGTAAAGCTAGTAAGTTCCCCTACTGCTGTTCCACCAGCTTTTACAACTCCTTCTTTTCCGTGATGTGTTGCCATTTCTTATCCTTTTTACTTTTAGATTGTTGTTGTTGTTTTTCTT